CATTCCCCAAAACTTAACACCTTCGCTCTCTTGACCGCGAACGAGAATAGGAACATAAGTGCGAAGCTTTGGTTCAAGCTTGCGACCTGTTTTCCATTCTTCTTTATCACCGCTCTTCTTGAGTTTGTTTGCAAACTCAACAATTGGGTCTGGACGACCGAATGAAGAAGGAGACAAATAGGTTTTATTGTTCATGTTGTAGTGAAACAACAATTCAATAAACGGATTCTCGGGGTTATGAGCATAAGGAACGATGCGAATCACGCACTTTCCTGGTGTTGGCTTCCACAAACTTGTGGACTTTGTTGTAGTGGTCTTGAGGCTATCAAGACGCGATCTGATTTTTGCTAGGTCTAATGACATAATGATTTATTTGTTAATTGTTAATTTATTCTGATTGATACTGCCAACCAGATAAGTAGGCAATATGAATTAACAACGCTCATTCGTCAATCTATAAGAAGTAAAATACTTAATCTTTAACTGTTAAATAGGCAATTGTTAATTCAAATATAAGTATAAATCTACGAGGGAAATCCGTCGTTTTTTTACTAATTATATCTTGAAAATTTTTAACAATTTTGTTGGAGTAATTTTGACTTTTCCATCTCGCGCTGTAATAAAACTGCTACGATATTGTTCCCAAGAAATTTGATAAGACGTTGACATTACCCCATTATTTTCGGACTTAATCAACTCATTTAAAGCGTTTATAGAGTATAGTATATTATACTCTTTCTTACGATGTACCGACATTGTATTTGGATAAAACTCGCCGCCGGTCTTGGTAGCATTGAATGTAAGAAAAATATCATCTTTAGACAACCCACTTTGCAACACATATATTCTACCATCCGGTATTTGATAATATGCAAATAATGCATCTATCGTTTCGGAGTATGTTTGTTGTTTTGCAAACGTACACAATAGTTGTGTATTGAACTCACGCATTTTACATGGGGTTCTTTTCGGCGAAGAGCTTGAATTCTTCTCTGTCTACATTTTTGATCGGAACTACTTCTCCAGATAATCCTACAACGGCTGCGGTTGATCCCGTTTCATCTCTATATTCACCATATGGGGTTGATTTCCATCCTTTGGATGTTGCAAACTTTACAGAAAGTGCTGTGTATGATGGGGCGGCGGGTGATGCCGGTGCAGGTACCGCTGCTGGCTCTGGCTGCGTTGGCTTTTCAGATTTTGGTTGTTCTGTTGGAACTGGTTCTTTAGAATTTGGTCCATCGGCGTTGGTTGATGGTGCGGTTGTCGCAGCTGGTTCTCCATCATCTCCCATCATTTCTGGTGTTATTTCTCCAGGCTTTGTAGAGCTATCTTTTGATTTCTTTGAAGAATATGTTTGAGCGGGTTGCGGTACAGTTTTCGGTGATGATGGAGCCGCGACCTGCGGTTTAGATGCCGGTTCTGTTGGCTCCGTTGTACTGGTAGCTTGTTGGGTTTGTCTTTTTTGTTTTCCGCGTTTTTTGTAATAAAGATTCATTCCACCCTTACCGTGAGTTGGGTCTGATGGATAATGCGTGCCCTTTTTGATTGCTGCTTGTTTATATTGAGCGGATGGGAAAGTTACCAACCATCCATCTTTATTGTATGCTTGGCGGTCGGGGTGTTTACCTTCACCAACAAAAGATTCAACAAATTCATTTACAATATTTTCGTCTTCACATGCATCATACATTGCTTCGGCTACAACTTGAACGTGCTCAGTGTTTTTGAGATCTACGATACCATTTGGTATTCTGCTGTCCAACGATGCTTCCGATATAATCGCCGATATAAGATTTTTAATATTTTTCATTTTGCTCCAGATAAATTTGATAAATCAGTTTTAACGTTACAAACAATCATATTTTGTGCCATAGAATCAAACTCCATTTCAATTTTATCGGTGTCAATAATTTCCGCACTGTTGGTTTGTCCTGCGGACACAATAAGCATTCCTTTGTACTTTGCTGCAAGCAATTTTGCAATTTCGTCTGAAATTGTTTTTAGATTATATTTTGCGTCAAAAAAATCCAACTCCATTGCCAATTGTTTATATTCCTCGTCCGACTTGCCAACGGTAGGTTTTACGTTTAGAGCAATTTTCTGCGGCTTGTTTGGTTCGGTGTTCAATGCATGGCTCACCACTTTCATTTGTTGCAACGCACTCGTTGAATCCGTACCAAATTCTTGTTTGTCTCCGCCAACCGCAATAGACACTTTAGCAATGTCTTTCTTTTTTACCGTAGGAAGTTCAAGTTTTACTGATACAATGACTAAAGATCTAAAAAGACCTTTTGGCATGTCTGCGGTATTTGGTGAACGAACAAAATCTTCAAAAATTCTAGCCTCTTCGTCCGTGGGCGGGCGTGCTCCTTTATACAAATATTCATCCGTATCTGCGTCTTTTCCTTTAAGAACTTTCAATAAGAACTCACCAAAACCGCTATTCTTTCTAAGCTGTTGGGCCAAGTCTTCTACCGCGTTTTTAAATTTACTATTAGAAAATCCTTTTAAAGTAGAAGAACTTATTCTTACGGTTTCTTTTGCTTTTTTTCCGCCGACTTCTTTTACTTCAACCTTACCATACCCCTCAACGTTAATAAGGTCTACATCCCCGATACCACCGGATTTGACATCTTTCATCATGAAAACAAACGCCATTTCTCCTCTTCCCAACCCTTGGTGTTGTACGCTATTCATCGCATCCACAAACTTCTTCTCGTCTCCGGAGTTTGTATTGTACAATTTAAGAGCTTCGGGAACCGACTTTTTATTGTAAATTGACTTGGCGTAATCAAATATTTTTGCTTTTTTGATTATTGCAGTTTTGATTTGATCGACATATTTTTCTCCGACGCCTTTTCCATTTGGAGCTTGCAAATCGTCCCATATATTTTTGTCGATTCGTTTTTGGCGAGCATCACCTCCCAATTCCAATTTAGCTTTCTGTGCAGCCGTATACCATTTTACCGACGGAGAATTGTTGACAATGTCGTCTACAAAAGTTCCATCTGCATAATTTGGATGCCCAACAACAATTTCTCTTCCATTTTCGTCTTTATCGTAATAACTACGATCTCTTGGCAAACTTAATGTTTTTGGACGACCCCCCGTTTTTTTATCTCCGGCATCATCTGAAACATCCCAGTCACCCTTCCACAATTCTTCCAATCCATACTCATTCAATATTTCATTAAGTACTTCCATATTTTCTGGCGTGTCATGTCCAGACACCAAGCCATCATGCGAGCGCATTGCCCATTCATTCAAAATGTCGTCTATAATCTTGTTTTTGTCCATGGTATATAAATATTCATATATACCACAAAACCGTGTGTGATATATACAACTATGTTATAAATATCAAGCTATTTGGATATGCCGCATATCTTTATATGTTTTTCCAACATATACTTTAACAGGAAACTTATCTCGCTCCATTATATGCTTTAACCTTTTTATAGTAGTCATTTTGTCGCTTTTATGCATATCAAACAGTATACTATCATATGTATAAAGTACCGGCTTTGACTTTTTATCATTTAGGTACTCTAATAGCTCACCTAACACATCAACTGCCATTTCAGTTTCAAAAGCTTGTAGTATATAATTAAACAGCTTGCTTGGGTTAGGATTGCTGATATGACACAGTTTTATCTTTCTTTTGTATTTGGGTGTCTCTATATATCCATTTTCCTCAAAGAACTTCCATCTATGGTCAATATATGCCTGTATTTTAGCAAAGTAGGGTATGTGTAGCCATTTCTTATCAAAGCCGCCATATATTTGAGTAAAGGTATATCCTTTAGCCACAGCAATATCTTCTTCATTAACTTCTTTTTTATCAAAATAATACTTGGCAAGATAAGCATATGGATTTGTATCAACGCCCATATTAAAATTAGTAAGATGCGCAATTAGTCTTGGATGAAAGGCGCTATAGTCCATCATAACAAGCATACCATCATCGCCATGTCTTGATACAAAACAATCTCTGCTACCATCATTTTTATTAAGCGCGGCATAATTTACACCCGCAAATCTATTACTTGGACGGCCTGTGGATGTTAGTAGGTTATATTGAGAAAATACAAGATTGTCTTTAACGTGCTTGGTTTGCTCGTTGCCAAATTCATCTGTAAAGTCTTCTGTTACACATAGTCCATTTGCTTCTAACTTAGCAAAGCAGTTGGTCATGGTATTGTTTACAAAAGAAAATCCTTCTTCTTTGATTATACTCGTGTCTAGTGTATGAATACCTGTTAGTTTGTTTATAAATGTGCGAGCGTGTTTATATACAGGCACACACATATTAGTGTCTGGAATGTTTCTAAAGTTGCGGCTTACAAAAACATGTGCGTTTGTTTCATAATCATTTTCTTCTATAGTGCCGTCGTTGAGATACTTGACTAGGGACAAATCAACAAAGTCATAATCTTCGCCAAACATTTGAACAACATTCTTTTTGTTGAATACAAACTTGTTGTATAAACTACTCTTTAGTGCTTCTTTGACTTTTTCAAGCGAGTTATCTACAAGCATAACTTCGTTGTGTCTTTCGGGCAAACACCATAAAGACTTGGAACTAAGAAAGTAGAAAAAAAGCAAACTGATTTTATTGTTCAAATAATGCTTCTCTGCATCTACGCACACAACATCCATCACGGCTTTGTCCGTGGATATATGCGACAATAAAAGGTCTAAATCAATTTGAGTTTCTACAATATGCACACAATCAGTATGACTATGGGTAGTAGATTTGTCAAGAACTTAGTGTCCTTGCCAATATTCAAGAGGATTTGGTAATACTTTCCTCAAATCTACTCCATCTTCTTTTAGTGCGCGGTTTATTTCAAACTTATTTGATTCAGAAACACCCGTTGTTATAACACCTTTAGAATATGAATTTTCTCTTACGCCCGAAATTGTCCAGTTTATACTTACAATCTTATACAAATCTTGGTTTATATTACGAGATTGGTCAGGATTTATTTCAATCAATACATCATCGTTTATTTTTTTAGCAAATACTCTTGCAAAACTTCCGTTGAAATAATCTTGTTTTGTTGGCAATGGCTTGTTTTGCAAGGGCGATTGTCCAATTATTCCAAGAAAATTTCCATACTCATTAACTATAGCATCATTGTATTTCATTTATCAAAGAGTTGTTAAGGGTCTTGGTTGCGCAGTTATACTTGTTGTCCAAACTTTGTTTTCTATTTTATGAGAAACTTGTGAAATTTGCCACACACATTGTTCATAGTTGTATGAAGTTGGAACATGGTCTAATGTAAATTGAGACAAGAAAGTTATGCCACCTATTCCAAGCAACTCCATTTTAAATTCGGTTCCTGGCATAATTGCGTTGTTGGTGTATATAGCTTTTTTATCCTTGGTGTCCAACAATATGCCTTTTAAAACTGCCGGCCCTGTTTCGGTCAAAATATAAGTTTCTTTTTCTTTTCCAACATCGGCCACATATAAATAAAAATCTTTATTTTGGTCTGTGAATAGTCGTGCATATTTTGCTTTTTTATTTTCAGGAGAACTATTTGATTTTACCGCTTTATCCGGTGGAATTACTCCTCGTTCAAACATTCTATCCCCGCGTGCAAATTTACTCACTTTCATTGTTTTCGGATCATAATTTGCAGTACCGTATCCAACTGGTAATTCTTTTCCACTTGAACTCTGCATGACCATTTGATTTGACATTTCACCACTAAGTTTTATTGAAAAATCCGCAGATTTGATAAATGCTGAATTTATTGATCCAACCGAAATTCTCATAAGGTCTTCCGCATCTTTTGCAGTATTTACCGGTGTAAAATTGCTATCCACCACCGTATAAACCGTTCCACCAGCTGTATCTGGTATGCATTTCAATTGAGAAATATCGCACATTGCATTTGAAATATGCGATAGTAATTCTTCAATCAATTTTAATACCGTATCATTCTTTTCAACCAATGCTTTGAAATGTGAAACCGACACAAATATATCAGATAGATATCCCCAATAACCGGCTTTTGGAGAATTTTTAGCACCGTTGTCTGTATAATCTGCGTATATTGGAAATGACCGACATTTTGCTTTTTTTGTATCCAACGCAGCAACCAAATCGTCGTATGTTGGATCTAATCCATTTTCTTTCATCAACGAACGAATATTTGGAAATAGCTGAAAATAGTATCCCTCCGGACTTGGTTTTGCTGTACTTAATGTTTGTTTTTTAACTTGCCCCTTAGCGTCTTTTGGAGTTTCTTCTTTTGTGACAAATCTTGGAGCAAATTGATTTGGTATTATGAAATTTTTATTGGTAGATTTTAAAGCAGGGTGTGCGACTATAGCCACTCCTGTTATATTCAGTTCTCCCGATGATACACCAGTATTGTCGTTATCAGGTCCAAGAAAATCTATTTTAAAGAAGTAGTTTATTATATCAACCACAAGGTCCATTCGCATCCATGCATCGTCGTCGTTTTTAAATATTCGGCCTTTGGTTGGTATTTTTATGTCTGCTGTTTCTGGAATTTCTATGGTTTTTACGGGATTTACAGCTTTCATTGCCGCAAAATTTGTAGCGTTTGAATAACTGCCAACTCCCGTTCCTTCATTTACTGTTACGGTTTTTGTTTTTTTGTTTTTGATTACTAAATTGTCAATGTCTTCAAGAACAAATTCGGAAAAATCTTTTAACTGAATTGATCCAGACGGTTTGTTTGGATCTGGTGTAGAATTTTTTCCAGTTTGGTACGACTTTCCTTCCATCAAATAATTAGCATTGGTTATTGTTGTGGTGCAGTCATAACCACCAAACTCATTTAAAGAGTATGTATAATCGGTTATAAACCCCATTGCCAAATCATAATTGCCACGAGACGCTTCAATCCATTTTGAAGTATATTCCGGCTTTCCTTCAAATATACCATATAACCAATCCACGTCTGTCAAATCCACTAATGAAATTGTGTCATAATGATTCCATCCCCATTCTACAAGAACACTGATTCTTGGTGTTAAAAAATATGGAGTGAGGTATTCAAGTTGCGAAAGAGAATAACATTTCCAAGTTATTTTTGTTTTTCTGCACAAAGCATTGAAACTGCTGTTACTTCCTCCGGAAAATTCACTGTCTATTGATACTATGCTTGGTGGTGGACGGTGCGGAAAATCCGAACGAAATTCGTTTGGTTTACTACCAGGATTTATAATCCAATATCCATCAGAATCAATTTTATGCGGTTTTCCATATGCATCAACGCCAATTGTAATATACCCACTGGGTGTAAATCCATAACTTTCATCAAACCCCTCGGTGCCTCCCATAACAAATCCTTCAAGTCCGCTCGCCAATGAAGATATACCGTTTGAAAATACTCTACCCCACGCGGATTTTGGTCCGCTGTATTTTTCGGTTTTTATATTACTTGTTGGGTTTAGATCATACTCACTTGCTCTTTTATCAAGTTCTTCTTTTATCCACGGCTCTAATGGGTGCAATCCCCAAGGAAATATTTTTTTGTTGTCTGCCATAATTTATATAACCATTATATACTGTTTTCTCTTTTGAAATTTGAAACGATAAAATCTATGTTTGTTGGTATTCTTAATTGTTTTCCCGTTGGAGCTTTTAGTGTCGCACCAATTCCATTTGCTTGGGCAATAACCCACCATAATGTTGCGTCTTTATAGAACTTATATGCAAGGCTGTCAAGATAATCTGTTTCATTTGCAATAATATACACATCATTTATTGATGTTGGTATTTTTGGATAGCGAGTAGTTCTATATACTCGCTTACCATCATAGCGATTAAAAACATTATTAGTTGATGTAGTATATCTGTTCATAATTTCCATCTTTCCAATTCAGCGCCACCAAATGGATTATAATCAACATTTCCGTAGTGAGCATCCGATCCAAGTGCTTGTTTCTTTTCCATCAATTTTAATGCGACGGAAATATCTACTCGCATTGGTAGTTGTCGCGACTCCGCATTGGTATCGAGTATAGAATGTTGCGGAGATGATTGATAAAAATAAGAATTTCCACGATAAGATTCCCAGTTTGTGTCATCGGGAACATTTATACCAACACTGCTTATAACACAAGGTTGATCGTAAAATAAATCACCAAGTCTCAAAGTCACCATCGGTGGATAAATAAATTTACTTTCTTTTCCACTGGAAGTAGATGTTGCACTTTCGTTTGTCACTTCTGCCCTTCCTGTGTATTTGCTTGGTTTTGTCAAACCGACAAGGTAGTTGATTCTATTCCACATAGGCAACATTTCTTTTGCACTGTTTGCATAAACTGTGAAAGAGAAATTTACATCTCTAGAAAATCCTTTATACAAGAACAATTTGTCAGCTCGACCAAGATAGTTTATATCTTCCCATTCCGCACTGTGTTGGTCGCTCAATGCAGATATTGTTGCTCTGAATGGAATATACATTTCATTTATTAAATCAAAAAAATAAAAGAAAATAAGATCTTTGGATTGATTTTCGTCCGATTTTAATTGTTCCGGTATTTCATTTCTCGGTCCATTTATAATCTCATATGCATTATATCTGTCATGTGCATTTGAAGAGGCGAGCGAAGATTCTTTATATGCAGAAACTTTTGCAAACATTCTATCGTCCAACGTTAGTGTATCGGCTGCGCTCGCCATGTCGGTATAGAAATTAAAATTCCCATTTTTCTTATCCGGTATATCTTTATACACCGGATATGATACTCCTTTATCATCTTTAACTTCACTGTATCTTTCTGCCGACTTTTTAAATTGGCCCGTTTCGTTTTTGTATGAATCTACGGACTTGACCATTCTCTTATACAGATCTTTCAAATTATTTTGATATCCATCCGCATCTTGTGGAGCACCAACCGTGTCGGTGCTTATTGCGTTTGCTTTTGCATACAACACCG